CTAATTTATCAGCATTTGCTGAGGGATCTTACAGGGTGGATGGATTATCCACAAATCTGGAGATTGCTCTCGCAGATGCGCGCACCATTGCCTCTGTGGTACAAGGTCTGAATTTAACCTTATACCACTCAGGAAGTGCAACTGGACGGAATCGCTGGAAGTACCCATTCTTATCAGCAAACTCGCTACCCATAAGGGTAATGGGATGACCTCCAAGAAAGGTTATCCCAGAGTGAGCTAATGGATCAGGTACCGGGTGGTCTTCCACCCGATTCATGAAATATCCAGTGATCTGTTCGGACAAAGAGTCACTATCCTTAATAGGATATATGTGACTACCTCGACCCCATACCTCACAAATGAGGATAAGGTCGTAGACTCTCTTTGCCAGTTGCTCCAACCTTGATCGTGAGGGTACCGTCCCTAGGATCTGATCCCTAGTGACGCGAATCAATCGTCTTCGAATACTATTAGGCAAATTTGCCCATGGAATTCGGATTCCTGAGACTCTTTGCCAATCAAACAAAGAGTCCCAAGATATCATCGATTGATCCGGAGTATGGAAAGGTACACAATTTCTGATGTACGTCTTTCCTGCGAACTCAGAAAGCCGTCCCTCAAAGCTCTTTTGGAGCGAAAGAGGAATAGCTCTGGAAGTGAACTCGCGAATATATCGCTTGCGCAACTTCTTGTTGAAGATGACAACATCATCTCCTAGTACGCAGTACGGACTATGGCGCAACCCTAAATGGGCTGCCATACTTTCCAATACCAGATTGTGGGTGATCGCTAGTACAGCAAAACTTGGTAAAGTACCAAGTGGCTGACCAACGGTCCACTTCATCAGGTATCCCTCGTCTTCCCATTTCGCTCTAGCCACAGTATGAAATAAATCCATACTGAGACCATGCCTGCGAATTCGCTCAATCTTCTGGATGTTTTGTTCATCCTTAAAGGTTCGAGCGATTAGTTCCACTTCAGGCCTTAGCATTGGCCTATCGAAGTGGTTCCGCAAATGAGATATGATCGACTCCCCCCAAGTTAGAGGGAGATTGTCCGTAGCCTTGCTAAGGTCAACGGATCCTTGATACAAATTCGGGTTATTTACCCGATTTTGGATCTTGGTATCAAATCTCTTTTGATCGCATGTTGCATCCCTGGGTAGCTCGTCTACCAAACGGTAAAGACGATCAGCCCCTGGAGAGAGTGCTAGCTGAATGAAGCGGTTTGGGACAGCTATATCTCTATAGTCTGATCCTGAGCCCTTCTTTCTGATGTGTTGCACCTGACCGACCGAATGGCCGGATAAGATGTTACACCAGCGAAAGACTCCCGAGATAGCTGTGGGGTCTTCACCCCATAGCACCTGATCAAGGTACTCGGAAACATCCTCATCCAGGAAGGTCCGCACGAACTTTAACTCCTCGTCACTTAATGGCGAGTCATCATTTTGATGCATGGAAACCAGATCACCAAAATCCTTAGCATAGGATTTAGATGATTGGAATTCCGGGTCAAAGTCGTTGTAGATCTCCGGGAAGATTGCCCTCTTTTTGCTGTCTTTAACTGGACAGGTCCAACCTCTGCTCAGGATACCGTACCACTTACCCCAGTAGGATTTCCATTCTGATAAGGAATGGAGCCTTGCTAGGCGATGGAACGGATCACTCGGATCCCTCCGAGCCCGTTCCCATTGTTCTTTTCTTCCTTTGGAAAGGGTTATCCCTAACCAGGAAAGAAGGAATACAGGAACGGATGAGCAGGCCTTCACTTTCTCCAGCCTCCTCTTGGTGGCACCTGCAGCAGAATCAATCGACTTAGTCGGTTGACCGCCCCAGGTATACATCTTGAGGAAGTTTAGGACAAAGTGAGGTTGCGTTTCAGCATACTCAAAGAGTTGCCGAAGCATACCATTACTTCGAAACCCAGATAGTTTCAAGTACATGGCAAGATTGGACAGGCGAGTGGGATCTGACAGATACGATCGAATGGCAACACCGAGTTGCTTCATCTTTCGATCTGCTTCTTCCCTCCCGCAAGAGGAGGCGATGCGCTCATACTTCCCAATCCAGTATCTCTTGAGCTTACGCTTGAGAGGTATTGAATCAAGGAAGATCCTGTTGACTCTGTGATTCATGAGAATCACTCCTTTCGTCTATTACCTCGTTAGAGGTGGGCGATTGGACCAGTCTAACATGACGAATCATGAGCGGGTGGCTTTTCACCACCGAGGAATCTGTAAAGGCAACTGGTGCCCTCCCTTT